TTACTATTTATTAAATCTTGGAGCTTACTTGGATGGTCCTTATAAAGCCGATATAATAGCATAAGTACTTGCATATCAAATATAGGTACATTAGCTATTTGCTTAATGAATGAGTTATAAACATCGTATACCTCATAGGTTTGCTCCTCTGCTGTTTTACAAAGTTTATCATACCATTTTGTTTCTACGTTTTCAAGCACTTTTAAAGCATTATTTATTAGCTGTTTGTCTCTTTGCTTAAATACGTTATTTACTCTTAAATCGAAAAGTTGATTGTTGAGAATTTGTGCTGTCATTATAGCACTAATTAGTTTGTTTGTTTCCGGATGTTCCATTTCTCTTTTAATATTGATCTATATACTTCATTAACGCTTTCTTTGTTTACTCCCATTTTTAGGTAGTAATTCAGCACTCTTTGTATCCTTTGTAGTTTACTTGGTTTCATAGCTTATCAAAGATTATTTTATCTGTTTTATTCAATTCTTCTATATTAACTTCCCAATAGTACTCACAGTTATCTGCATCACCATCTCTATTAAAGTTAGTATAGCTTTGCCAAAAATCCGAAGATGGTGCTGTAAAGCGATAGCACTTATTTTTAGATGGGCATAATGAATCGTTACATTTACTAATATCGGCCATTTTTTTAAGTGTTTTTAAGGTTATACTCTTATTTAATTATAATATTTTAAGGTTATAAGTTTAAAATTTCCTGTTTGACTTGCTGCCAATACTCTTTAGATTTCTCAAAAGCTACTTCTTGACTAACATATAAAATCGCTGCTTCTATCGCCAAATCAACTGCTATCAAAGCGCATCTTATACTTTCTTCAGGCGTTTGGTATAAAATATATTTTTTGTCTTTGTGTTCAAAATTAAACTTATTAAGTAACTCCTTTGCTTTTTCTTTTGGTGTCATTTTAATTTAAGTTTTTTGTATTCATTAAATTTTTTTTCTGCTTTCTCTTCTGCTTGTTCAAGTATTTTAAAATACTTAAAACCATAAGCAATTTTTTTATCAGAGAAATAACCATCTAAATAAGCACCTATGTATTGTTTTTTTGTCATAATCCTTTTTCGTCTTTGTATATTTCTAATAATTCTTTTGTATTGTCAAAATTATAAGGTCTAACTTTTAGTTTACAAACTCTAATCCACTCTGCAAATACAATAGCAAAATCATCTTGTTGTTGCTTTTCTATTTCTTTGGCTTGTTCACACCATTCTTTTATAGTTTCTAAAGAACAAAACTGATGTGGTTTTACATTATTTATTTGTTCAATTAACCATTCTACTGCTGTTTGTTTCATAAATCAAATAATTTAGTTTCAGTCGAAGCAATATATTCGCCCATTAAGTTAGTATCGGTTTTTATTATTGCTCTTAAAAATAAATACATTTCTGCAAATTCATCATAAGCCATAGATTTACCATTTAATTCTATACCATCTCCTAAATCTACTGCTTTATTTATTAACTTACCATCTTCAAATAGGTAGTAAGTTATTTCGTTTTCTGATTTAAGACAAGAAAAAGAGTATTCTAATTCATTGCTTTTAATTTTAATTGTTTCCATATTTTTTAATTTTTAGGTTGCTTTATTCCAACATTAACCATTTTAATATAGTTTAATGATGGTTTTAAATATCAAATTAAACTCTTAATCTTTTCAAATAGCTTTATTTGGTTTCTTTTAGTTTGTGGAGATATATCTGCTCTATTTACTATTATATCGTATATAGTAGACATACTTACTCCTTTCTCCTTGCAGATCTTAATTAGATCTATTACTATTTTATCTTTTGGTGTCATATATATTATTTTTATAGATTTGTAATAATTCACTCATCATATATTTAGTTTTATATAAATCTACGAGATAAATTTTACCATTTTCAGTATCATCAAAAAAATGCACTTTACTTTGTATGCAAAATTCCGCAAATCCAATAGCAAATTCATCTGCTATTTCTACCAATTGTTCTGCTGTTTGATTTGTTAGTGTAAAACTTTCTTGATAAACAACAACAGGTTCTTCTTGAAACTTTTCTTTTAGTGTCATAACGTTTGCTCTAATACTAAATGTTCTAAATATTCCCAAATATCCTCATTTATTAAAGGAGATATACTATGCTCTCCTACTAATATGTTATCTATAATAACCGTATATTCTCCATCGACATCTCTATATGCTTGGTATATGCAGTTTAATTTTACTCCGTAATAATCTACTATTGTGTTTCTCATCTTAAAATGGTGATTTTTGTTCCTCTATTAGTTTTAATAAGCTCTTACCTCCTATCTCATATCCTACGTTATTCTTTAATGCTCTAAATTGGATCGGATTATCTATTGAGTTAGGTCTCCCTCCGGTTTCAATTTCCTTAACCTTTCTCATATACATATGCGACAGCATATAGTCAGTAGGATGGAATATATACCGGTGTATAACTATAAAATCATCGCATCGGTTTACAAACTTACCTCCTCCCTCTATATCACTTGCATTTGGCGGCATTGGATGTCCGGAGTAGTAATGTCCATCTCTATGAGTTTTTCGTGTAGCTTCCGTACTCGGATGCGTACATATCCACATTGTTACCTTATTGCCTTTACAAAATATCCTCATTTCGCTCATCGCAAAGTAATCGTAATCGTGAGCATTACCTCCTATCTCTTTTAGTAATGGTCCATCTTTAGCAATAGAGTTATAAGGATCTAACATAATACCATCGTAATCCCAATCTTCTTTTACTTCCTTGCAAAGTTCTAATAGCTCTCTATAAGTATACGTTCTATCTATTGAAATGAATTTAAAATGCTCATTGATCCAAGCTACTTCAAAATTAAAATCACTTTCATCGATTAAGTTAATCGGTGTTTCAGTAATATACTCTGCTAACTTTCGTATAGTACCGTAGGTTTCATTTTCACTTGTATATACTAACCACTTTGTACCATACTTTTTAGCATAGCATAGCATTATATAAAGGATTAAGGAAGTTTTACCTACGTTAGCGTGTCCTAATATAATATTTATATTAGATGGCTTAAATCTAAAGTATTCGTCTATTTCGGGAATATCTAACTTTAATCCCTCTTTTACGTTACCTCTCCTAATATCCCGGAGAATGTCTATTTGATTGTTTATGTCTACTAACATTTTAGTTTTTTTTACAAATATAAAATATTTTTTAATATAAGGTTAAAAGAAAAGGGAGTTTCCTCCCCAATCTTAAAATGGTAAATCATCATCTACCGTATTAACTAACCTATCTCTATCCGGCATATGCGATGAAGCTTTTACCTCCTCTTTTTTCTCTCTCTTGGTAAACTTCGCATATAACTTCGATGGATCTTTTTTACTTGCTAAAATATCTACATTTAGCCATCCCTCATTCTGCTCAAAGTATTCTTTATGCTCTATTAGAAATTTAGCAAAATCATCTACTTTGATATTTAAGTTTAATTTAATAAAATCTAACTTACTCTCTCTTGGGTACATCCCACTTATTAATACATTTTCCATTATCCAGCTATTACCCAATTATACATTAATTCCGCAGTTTCTAATACATTTTCTACATCAGCAAATTGCCGGGTTGCATAAAACTCTGCTGAAGCTTTTAAGCAAGTTTGTCTAATAATAGAAGTTTGTACATCTGCTTGATTAGTTGCAGTAGGTTTTACTTCTGCTTTCCCTAATAGCTTTGCAGTTTGGTACTGCTCATTAGTGATTTGATAGTTTATAATATCTCCGATGTTTGCTTTAAAGTTTCCTTTAGCTAAAAAAGTTAATTGCTTTCCGTTTGCTAATGTTACTTTAAATTTGTTCATTCCGTTCCACTCTCCTACTTCCGTGATAACGGTTACTTTAGAATTTTCCATAAATAAAATTGTTTTGGTTAGTTACTTCGTTTACTGCTTGGTAGTACTCTAATTTTTGTAGTAGTTTTAGATTTTCTACTTTCAAACTTTCTAATGCTCTTTGCATTGCATCTACCCTAAAGTTTAGGTAGTCGATTAAATCATCTTTTGAATCCATTGTAATTAGTTTTAAATTTTAAACAAAGATAAAATAAATTTTAATATAAAAAAATAAATTTTAAAAAAAGTTTAAAAAAAAATGCGATTACCGAAATAACCGCACTTTCAAAAAACTAAAACTAAAGACATCAGATCTATGGCAAATATACTGATTTTTAAGATTACTGCAAAGATTTAAGCTTCGATTTATAAACATCAATTAACACTAATAAATCTCCCTCCGTAAACTTCTGCGTTTGTTTAGATAATAAATATAATTCCTCTGATAGGTCCTTTCCCAAATATCTACTAAATTCAAATTGTTTACCTTGCTGCATCACGTTGCATCCGTAGCATTGTGGTTTTACGTTTCTCTCATCCCATCGGACCGAGTAATGCTGTCTACTCATAAAATGCCCGGCTTGTATTTTTTTCCATTCGTATAACCTCCCACAAGTTACACAAGTACAAAATCCATTTTTAGAATTGCTTAACCGGATATATTGGCTAAATACTATATCTAATTCTTTTACGAGTTTGCTTTTAGGTTTTTTTGATTTCATTTAGCTAATATAATATATTTATATAATATATATATATAATAATAATATTTATATAATAATAATATTATCTAATAATATATTATCATAATAATTTATATTCTAAATTAATAGCTATATATCTATTTATATTATTATAGTTATATAATATATTTATATGATAATTACTGTAAGATAATCCTAACTTTGCGTAAAGATCTATATTCTGATAAATTACACTACCTACATAGCAGTTGAATTTATATTTAGCAGAGTATTTAGTTATTATTTTATCTTGCTTACCGATTATCTCATCGTTAATATCATTTATAGATTTCAAAGTAGCTATTTCAGATTTCTGCACCTGGATGATACTATCTTGGTATTTGTATTTTAGCTTTAAGATATCGTATTGGACTAAATCTCTAACTACTAATCTACCGGTATTCTCACTTAATACTATCTTTGTATCTATCTGCGAAGTAGCTTTGAAGTTCGCTAATAGACATAGTATCAATAGCAGCGATTTTAACGTATAATGTTTCATTTAATTGGTTTATTTTATCTACATAGCGTAACTTAATACTATCTTTGACTCTTAACGTATCTTTTAAAGCTGTTTTCCGGCTATTTAAGGCACTTATTTGCTCTTTTAGTATAAGTATATCATTTTTATATTTTGATTGCTTAAAAGTAAGATATACGATTTGAGCTATTAGAAGTAAAATACTAATACTTACTATAAACCGTTTGTAGTCCATTGCGTTTAGCTTTTAAGATTTGCTTTCTCGGTTTCTTTGCATAGCTAATATGTACCCAATCCGGATTAGAATCATCTCCAAATTCCCATATAAGTTGGTCAAATTTTAAGTTATCTTTTGCCCAATTAAAGATATCTGCATTAGTAACATTAGTACCTTGCATATCGATGTCTAAAGCTTGTCCGGTAGAATGTTGACTGTTTAAAGCTCCTCCGATTTTCTTGTTTAAAGCTAATGATCTATACCCTGATGAAATATGTATAGGCACTCCGAAATGATCTCGCATAGGTTGGAAGATATTAGCTGCTAAAAGTTTTAAATTAGCTAAATGCTCCTCCGTAGGTTTGTTATCTATTTGGAATCTCTTTGCTGATTCGCTTCTGATAACTTCTGCTAATGTTAGATTTTCACTTAAATTCATTTTGAGAATAGTTTAATAGTTATAGTTACGATAGCTCCGATTATAATACCTAAAAAGTACTTTGCTTGTCGGATATATACAGTAACTTCTTTTTTAAAATCTTGTAAATCTTCTACATCCTCTTTAATTCTACGCTGCTCTCGTACCATTCCTCCCTCGTTTAAATGATTCCCGACTAAAGTAGTTTTAATATCTACTAATAGCTGTGTATTTTCCTCCGTAGCTTTTTTATTTAGGTCCATATGATGCCTAATACGTTCTATTTCAGCTTTCAAAATTTTAAAATCATCCATTTACTCTACTCTTTAAATAATCTACCATAACATCCTTACCGCTTTGAGCTATCATATAAGCAGATGCTATAACTACAAAATCAGATGAAGTAAGCTTACCACTAAATAAACCTCCACAAGCCACTAAAAATACAAGTAACTTCCGGGAGATAAACTTTGACTGTAACCCATCTATAAACTCTTTTCTACTCATTTTCTACTATTTCTCCATCTTTTAAGATAGGGTTAGTCATTAAGTCTACTAATGCTCTTAATTCATCAGTAACCTCTAAACATTCAAAATCCGGTTTGCTTTCAAAGTATTGGCAAACTAATCCGTTTATGCTATTATAATAGTATGCTTTCATTATACGTTTGGATATAAAATTACTTGATGTCTACCGGCAGTTACCGTATCTCCAGCAGTTGAGAATCTTTGAATTGTAAACACTAAATATCTTGTAGTAGCAGTATTTAAATCTATTGTAATTTCTGATTTTGCATTTGATTGGTTTGCTAAATCATTTTGTAAAGTAGTAGTTGTATTTGCTATTTTTAATATACCTCCTTTGTAGCTAACTTTACGATACAAAGGTGTGACTCTATTTGAGTTCGTAGCTGATTGCGATAATGCTAATTGTGTAGGTGTACCGCTTAAGTTAGCAGTATCATTTAAATATAATCTTGCTTGAGTTCCGGATGTAGCACCACTTTTGATAGCATCCAAAAATAAATCCATTCCCCAATTAGTGCCTAAATTATCTATTTGTACGGTAGCACATACGGTTTCAGTACCCGTAGAAGTGATACCACTTTCATCATTAGCTAATATTCTTGGAGGAGTATATCCTAATGCAGTTAATATGCTTTTATTTTCCCAAAGTTGAGTTGATGAAGTATAAGCTAATATTTGATTATTTGTAGGAGAAGATATATTTACGTTATGAAGCTCATCTAACTCCCATCCATTCATTATCTTTACATACAACTTTCCGTTAACTGCGTGAGCATATTCTACATAACCGATAATTACAATATGTCCGGTAGCTCCGGTAGGTTTTACATTAGTCAAAGCTCCGGCAGTAGTAGGAGATAAATAAATAACATCCCCATCTGCCCAAGTTTCTCCTTGTAAACTTCCGGTAGTATTTATTCCCTCTAATTGCCCTACGGTTAAAATAAATCCCTCTTGGTTAGTAGCAATAGTTTCACAAACAATACCGATTGTATCTGCTGAATTATTATCGTTATTTGCTTGTGCGTATGCTACTGCTAATCTTTGACCTTGAGCACCACTTACTCTAACTGCTTGATATGCTGCTTTTGTCAATGTAGCGTTAGGAGTAACTTTATTCACTACTCGTGCAACTAAATCAACTCCATTCTTTAATATTACATTACCTCCTTTTAAAGTAGTTTCAGTAATTCCTAATGTATCATTCCATCGAGTAGTAGCTACTGCTGCTGTACCGGTAGGTGTAGTATCTAAAGTAAACTGCCCGGCTTTTAATTCATACTCTCCTAAATCTACATTTTGAGTAGCACCGGTATAAGGTACTCCTCCTCCTCCACTACCTGAATACAATTCAGTAA